TATTTATTGTTGCGAATTGTTCTGTGTTTCCATTTGTAGAAACTATACTTATTAAATTTTCTCCACTTCCATCATAAGTAGAAGCATTTGTAAGTTCTTTTACACTTGTTGGTAAAGTTAAAGTGTAATTACCACTTATAACTAAATTGATTTGCATTCCTGTTGATACATTAGAAAATGTTAATGTTGTGTCTCCACTTATTGTCTTTGTAAATGTTGTTGCAGTTGCCCAATCTACAGATGTACCACTTAATGCTGCTGCAGTAGTAAACTCTGCACCTAATTTAGCATAACTTACTGCGTCTGCTGCTATTTTAGCTGTTGTAACGTTTAAATCAGCAATATGAACTGTATCAACTGCTCCATCAGCAATCTTAGCTGAATCTACAGCATCTGCTGCTAATTTTGCTGTAGTAATTGCTCCATCAGCAACACCACCAGCACCAGCATACAACTCCGTAAAGTTGTCATTTGTTTTATCCATAGCCGTTCTTAATGGGTCACCTGTCCCATCATTAGCTGTAGTTCCTATTCCTATTACTTGTTTTGCCATAATTTAATTTTTAATATACTGTTGCGTCTACTGTTATTTGTGTGCTATCTGCACTAAATTTTGTTGTGTCAACGGTTAAGTGTGAACCATCTGCATTGTATGGGTAGATAATTCCCCATCCATTTCCTTCGTTTGTATTACCAAAAAAAGTTTCACTATATATTGAACCGAATGACATTCTTTATCTTTTTAATATAACTCATTAATTTAATTTCGTTCTGCTTTTTATTCTTATTGTTATATTTGTCGTACTTACCTCTTTTCATTATAAAACCCAGCCTGTAAAATTAACATCTCTAAAAGGATACATTCCTCCATCTTGACTTCCAATATAGTCAGGATATAATTCACTTTTATCATTCATATAATCTAAAAACCTTTTAGCATAAAAATCTGCAGTTTCTGTAGCGTGTCTAGTTAATTTAGTTATTTCTGACTCTGAAACAGAAGTTGCATTTTCGCTATTATGTTTATATATACCTCCATTAGATATTTGATATGCAGCATAAGGCAAATATGTTGCTTGTGTATACCAAATAAGCATTGGTTTTATGTATGTATTTACTAAAGTTGCATTATTTGCTGATAGATTATTGCCTATTACACCAGCTTGAAGTGTATCATATAATTTAGTACCAAGATAATTTTGTATAACTGTATCTTGTGCTACTTCAACAAACTGTATGAGTTTATCAGTATCTACATTTCCGTCTATAATAGACTTTCTTTTTAACTCTTCTAATGTTATAAATAGTGCTTTCATTTCTTATAGTTTGGATGATGTCCGTTATTAGGCATATTTCTAGGCTCAACAGATATTTCACTTGGATTATTAGGTTTCTTTAAACCGTCTTTTATTGCATCAGATTCATCAACTAAAGTGTTTTCAGACACCTTCTTTTTATAAATCTTCATTTCCCAATAATGCTGACAATTTACACCACCTTTATATTTAAATAATGAATAGCTTTGTCCTTTATGACCTAACTCTTTATTAATTCCTCTGAAAGACATCATATTAATATCTTCTTTTCTAAACACTAAATTCTTTTCAGTTATAAGTTCCATTCTCTGACAGAACCTTCTTGAATTAGGTGACTTTCTTACAGGACCATAAGAATAACGAACCTTATATGTTGAATTATCTTGTGATGATGACTTACTGGGTTTAGCGTCATTATCAGTAGGCATAGAAAGAGTTGTAAAATCAAACTCCTTTTCTGTGTCTTCTACTTTTTCAGTATGTACTAACTCCCAATCATCATTATCTATCTTTTCTGCTAACTCTTCTAGTTGACTTAACATATCATCACCTTCATCATCAGAAAAGTCTTTCTTCTCTTCACTTGACAGTTTTTCACCTGTCTCTTCTTCTCTTTTAATCTTTGTAGCTATGTTGTCAAGCTGTGTAAACTCTATTGGTTGTAGCGTAACAAAGTAAAGATTAAGGTTTATACCATTAAATGATAATAGCTCCTTAAAAGAGTTAATTAGCAATGTTTGAAATGGTCTAATAACAATGTTATCCATTAAAACACTAGCTGTACGCAGTTCTTCTGCGTTATTTCCAAATCCTGTGTTGTCTTTAATACCTAATAGTATTGGAGATACAACACCGTGACCAATCATTATTTTTTCTCTTGATTCTTTTGCTAAAAATTCATATTGTGCGTGAGCATCAGGTAGATGAATAGGTTCTACCGTTGATTGTGCTTCACTATCTTCATTAAAACATAAAATAAATTTACCAGCATTAGAAGAACCACTAAACTTTTCATATATTTTTCTTTCTATTAAATCTTGTGCTTCATCACCTGGAATACCATTATTAAAGTTTAATAATAGAGAAGGTGCTAAACCATTTTGAATGTTGTTTATGTGATAATTTGATACTTCTTCCTCTAAACTACAATACTGTAAACATCCTTGATAATCTACAGGAGAGTAGTAATAAAAACCAGCTCTATATGGTTTTATATAATATATTTCTACTTTTTCACTTTTTTTACCTTGTTTAAAAGCAGGTATTCTTTTTGGATTGTCTTTAGGCTTTATTTCACTCCATTTAGGATGATAATAATAAGCTTCAACTCTTCCGTCTTTTGCTTTTTCTGCTCTAAGTGTTTCAGCAGGAAAATGCTTTAACTGCATTATTTTTGTCTTTGTTTTGTTGTAAACAACTTGAATTGCAGCTTGTCCTAGTAACTTTAAATCACTTGTAACTCTTTTAACGTCATTATTTTTTAATATAGCTTCCATTTGACCAAATTGTGCAGCATTTTCTTTAGAATCAGTAGCATCTAAACCTCTACCGTAAATTAAATCTGTAATACCGTTTACACATCTTGAATTTGTTGGACTTCCTAAATATCTTTCAATTAGTTCACCAAAATAATTATTTCCTTCTCCATATTCAACCCACTTGTATCTTGTTGACTCTGTTATTGTAGGTACCTCGTACCCTGATAAATTTATTACTTTTAAGTTGTTCATAATATTATATATTTTTGGTCATCCGTATCAGTACCAACATAATTGTTATATTTATTAGCATTAAGTGTGTGGTCTATTGTATTATCTGTTTGAGAAGTACAATAAGCTTTTCCTCTGTATAATAATGTTGTTCCTTGTTTTAGTTCAAACGAATAACTGCTTTCGGCTGTTAAAATAGTAAAAGCAATAGACATCTGCAAGAAATTACCATTAGTTGATAGTGTAGATGTTATATTATTTATTGTTTGAGTTTCTCTAGTACCATCTTCTACGATAACCATAGATAAGTTAGAAGCAACAGTATATAATCTAGGTATAATGCTTACTGATTGTGCGTTAGCTGTTGGCGATAATCTTATCATACTTATATAACCTATTATGTTGAATTATGTTCAAAAAAAAAGAGGACTATAAAAGTCCCCTCTTTCTATGTTTAAGAACCTACTCTGTTTAAGAGTTAGTACCTTCTGTAATAGTTATAGTACCAGATAACCCAGCAAAGTCTGTTGAGTTAAATACTAATTGACCAGAAGTGTGTGCCATAAAATTAGCTGGAGTTGTTTCCATACCAGTTAATGTTAATGTATAACCACTTAAGTCTCCCATTGCAGCACCAGTTACTACAGTACCTCCTGATACGTCAGCACCGTTTACTAAACCAACCATCATAAAGTTTCCGTTGTAATCTTCAACAGCAATATGAGGTCTACCATAAGCCATTAATTTTAACTCTTTATTGTCTGCTTTAGACAGTTTCTTAAGTGTTACATTTAATGTTTGCTCATAGAATGTAGTTCCGTTTTCTCTTGATGAGTTTACTGTTTGCTCTAATGACGAATTACCTTTTAACTCATACTTACGTGCAGTTAATGCACCTGAAGCACCAGTCATATTCGTAATTTCATCATTTGTAAGCGTTACAGTACCTAAATCACCAAAATCAACAAAATAAAGGTTTTTAATGCCACCAACGACATCTTTACAAGGTTCTTTTCTTCCTAATGTTAAATCACAAGCCATATTATTATTTTTTTATAAAAAAAGGTAGGTAGTAAATTGCCACCTACCCTTTTTATGTTATACAATTTTATTTATTAAGAGTAAAGAACAATATCAGAACCAATAGCGTGTTGTATACCTGCTGTGAATCTCATTACCACTCTTACGTTTTGACTTCCATCAATGTCAGCCATATCAATTACTTTTACTTCATTTTGGTCAGACATTAAACCTGTACCGAAGAATAAGTTTGATTTCTCAGCAGCTACTGCTGTATTGTTAGCTAAACCTGAAGCCATTACGATATTAATACCGTCAAATGTTAAAGCTCCACCGTTGAACCATTGTGTACCTTTAGCATCTGTACCCGCAGCACCTACGTTAGTAGCAAAACCACCTAAAGCTCTTACATAAGCTCTGTAGATGTTGTTTGATACATAGATATATAAGTCTTCAGACCCATATACAGCAGAAGGAACAGCGTCAGCAATTTTACCAAGCTCTGTTATTACATTTGCTGAAGTAACAGCTCCTGCAGCAACGTCATTAACGTCACCATCAGCAGTTAGAGTTGTAGTAAATCCATCAAACTGTCCAGCGTTAGCGTTAGTTCCTGACCAGATGTTGTTTTCCATTCTTTGAGCTACTTTATCTGCAACGTGTGCGATTAAGAAGTCAGAGAAAGATGGAGGTAGATTATCAAAAGCCGAATAGCCCATAGAAATCGCATCCCAGTCACTTCTAAAGTCTTTCTTACATAATTGTAAGTTAACTTGAAATTCTTCTGGAGTTAATATTCTCTCTGTTAGAGTTAATGTTGAAGTTGCGTCAAAGTCACAAGAAGCATCTTTTACGATGTCATCAGTTGATACTTTTTTCATTACTTCTTTGAATTTAACATTAGGTTTAATTGTTATATTACCTTCTGCTAAAGTTTTACCTGATAATAGAGCTGCAGATACATATTTCCCAGCAAATTCACCAGCGTAAGTAGTTGTTAAATTATTAGTTGTTGCCATTTTTTAAATATTTATATTATTAATTATTAATTACGCTTCTGATGCCCAGATTCCTACACCACCAGTAATGTACCAAGCTCCTGCAGCTACAGCTTTGATTGTACACCAATCTCCCTTGTTAGCAGTTGCTTTTGTGTTTACTAAATCTTTGTTTGCAGTTCCACTTGCTACAGAATCAGCAGCAGCGTTTGCAATAGTACCATTAATACCATCAGCAGCAGCAGGTGATAATGTAATAGTGTTATTACCATCAGCTCCTGTATTACGAAATGTTAATTCCATTCCGATATTGTTTGCGTCAATAGCAGGTAAAGTCATAACTTTTGCATCAGTTGCAATGTTAAACTCAGAACCAGCTTGATTAGCACTTATATCTTGAGTAGTTGTCAAAGTTTCTTGTTTTGACCTTGCTCTCAATACGCTATTTGAAGTTGTTATTGTTTGTGACATTTTAAATTATTTAAAGATTAATTATTAGATATTGCGTTTAATACTCTATTGTAAGTAGTATTTTGATTTGCATTAACTGCATATCTTGTACCCATTTTTTCACCTACTTCGTTTTCAGGTGAATGAGATATAGCTTCAGCAGGTTCTTCAGAAGATAATTCTTGTGGAATTTCTTCTCCAGCTTCCTCTTTAGCTTCAATCATACCTCTTAGTTTTTCTACCATAGATTTAAGCTCTGCAACTTCGTCCTTAGTAGCATATTCCATTGCTGGTGCTTCTTCAGGCATAAGTTCAGCTTCTTCTTGATATTCTTCTTCGGCAGAGTAAGTTACTTGCTTAACTTCTGCTTTAGGAGTTTCCTCTTTAGCTTCTTTAGCTTCAACCTTAGCAGGTTTTTTAGCTTTAGGAGCTTCGTCCTTTAATTCAACATCAGGAGTGTTTACTTCTTCTGAATTAGTTGATAAAAGAACATCTTTGATTTTTGTTACAATTTCACTTGCTTTCATAAGATACTTATTTATAGTTATTACTGATTAAATTTATTTTGTTTGGATTTCAAACTTTACCAATTCCTTGAGCTTGTAAAGTTCCATCGCAACACTTTTTAGAATATGTCTTGCCATCAGGGCATAAACAACCTCTTGACGAAACTTTTGGTGAAGAATGGCTTACTGTAGCGTTTTTATTTCTTTTCATTTTATTGGAACACAATTAGGTACTTTCCTACCGTCTTTATCTTTCATACCTATCTGCTCATACCCTTCTGTGCAAGGAAGTTTTAAATTGTGTTCCTCACAGGGCATATACCAAACATCACCTTCGTACTCGTGTGTATGATAACCTGAACATCCAATATCTTCAGCAGCTTGTTCTGCTTCCTCTTGTGTTGAGTAGGCAGCTCTACCGTCTATAATTGTAGAAGATGCTTCAATAGCATCAAGACCTTTTAATTTAGATGTTACCCAAGTAAGCATTGATTTACCACCCCATAATAAATATGATATAGTTCCACAAGCTTCATTATCACCTGGCTTGTAATAAGCAGATGCCCTAGATAAATACGAGTATATGCGTTTAAGAGTAGGTAATGTAAAATTTTCTCCTTTTTCAAGTTGTCTAGCTCTAACTTTACCAACTTGAGTTGCACATTTATTATTTAACTTTTCATTTAATCCAATACCTCTTTTAGCATTGTTTTTTGCTGATTGAGGATAACCACCATAAGACTCTAATTCTACATCTTCAGTTAAAGATGCTAATACTTCTGCTAGTTCATATTCTGCGTTCAGTTCATCTAAACAATCAGAACAAGCATTTTCCTCTATACTTTCTTTAGGTCTCTCCATACTATCAGCAAAATATCCTTCTATAGAAAATCCTTTTACTTCTCCTTCTTTTACTGATTTCCACACTTCATCATTTAATACTTTCATAGAAACCATCCAAGTACCTTTTGGCAAGTCATATCCATAAGCAGCAGCTTTATCTTTCTCTGGGTCTTCTATAAGCCAAGACTCTACTACAGACATATCACTTAATTCAAATGAATGTTCAAATGTAGAGTTCTGATGTTTGCTTTTAATAAAGAATAATTCAGATGCTTTTCTTACAGTATCTTCAGAGAAATATATGTAATAATCAGTATCATCATCTTCTCCTTTTCTAAATATCTTCTTATTAGGAATAAGAGCAGGACCCATAAGAATCCTTTTCTCTGCATCTACTTCAGCAAGTACAACTTCCTTGTGTTCTTTTAATGCAATAAAGTCTTCTTCTATTGCTGGGTTTTCAACGATAGATATGGCTTCGATACCACTAATTTCATTTTCCTCGTCTATAATAAGTTCTATTATTTTTTCCATACTTAAATAACCCTACTCGGTCTATTTTGTTTTGTTATCCTATTGAAGCACCTTCTATCTTACTAAGTTCAAGTTCTTGTGCTGTTGATATATCTGAAGCTACCACAAATGCTTTTAATGGTTTAGAGTCAGCACCAGATATAGCTTGAGCTAATTGACTTTCTTGTGTAGCACCTACTACGTTGAATGCAGGAGCTTGTATACTAGGAGAAGAACCACCACCCCCACCACCTACAGCAAGTGATTGATTGGATAATGATTGAATTTGTTGTTTAGCTTTTTTACGAGCAGAAACAATAGTTGCTATAACTCCACCTATAGACGCTGCATAAGCTGCTATACCAAACGGACCTAATTGATTCATAAAAGCACCAATAGACATAGTTGACTTTGATATAGCTCCAGAAGCATCAACCATAACTGTTGTCATAGCGTTTTTCATCTTTAAACCTATTTTAAAAAGCTCCATTGCCATTTCTATTTGCATCATATCTCTTTCAAACTTTATCTGTTTTGTTCTTACTTTTCTTGTTTCACTATCATTCTTTTTTAATAATCTTTCTTTTTCTTGTGACGTGAGGTTGTCATTGTTTAAAATGATGTCTCTTTCTGTGTCTAATCTTTGTGTCTGTGCTGTAAAAGCTTGGTCTTGTACTTGAGATAATTGAGTTACAGCTGTTTTTATATTGTCTGCTAATTCATTTCTTTTGTCAAACTCTTGTTTAATTCTGCCTAACTCTTTTTTATGTATTTCTTCTTTAGCTTTATCTTCAGAATTTCTTCGTCTTTGTTGTCTTATAAAATATTCTTTTAATGTTTCATCTTTTTCTTCTTCTCTCTTTTTAAAAGCATTAACAAATTCAACTTCGTCTCTTTCTTGTACTCCTTGCAACGCTTCTAATTCATCTTGTAATGCTTTTATTTTTATTGCAAATGAATCAAATTCTTTTCCAGTAGTTGCTGTTTCATCTCTTAATTTTTCTAATTCTTTTATTGCTTTTGCAATTGAAGCAACAGAACCCTGAACTGGGTCTTCTTCACCTGCAGCATCTTTTTTTACTTTTAACCCTATTAAAGAAGCATAAAAAGGATTGTTTTTTATAGCTGGGTCGTTAGTTATATCTTCTATGCCGTTTTTAAATGCTGCATTTATAGCAGATATACTTGCTTCTGTTGTTGCTAAAGAAGTTTCTGCATTTTTAATTTGTTGTTCAATACCCTTTTCTTGAAAAAGCAATGCACGTAACCTTCTTTCATCTTCTTCATTCTCAATATCTATTCTTTTGGTAGCAAGTTCAGACTCTTTTTTAGCTATTATGTCTAGTTGTTCTGTTCTTTTTCCTGTTAACTCTTCAATCTTTTTTCCTCTTTTTTCATCTTCTACATCTAAATCTTGTTTTATTTTGTACGCTTCTATAAAATCCTCTAAAGAACCTTTTGTATCATCAAATCCTTCTTTTTGTAATTTAGCAAGTGCAAGTTGCTGTTCTTCTATAGTCGAATTAGTATCTTTTAATATTTCAGCAAAGACAAAAACACTTTCTCTTAAACCTTCCCTTTTTTTCATTGCTTCAGCTAAACTGTCTGTAGCTTCTTCGGCTTTTTTAGCTCCACCAACAAAAAAGTCTAATGCTGCAATAACTGCTTGAAATGCAAGAACTATTCCTAAAGGTCCCATTAATTGAGTTCGTAACATTTTTACTGCTCTACCAACTCTAGCAAATCCTTTTACATTATCATCTACTTTTGCAACCATAGTAGTAAATAATGTAGATAGTTGAGATAAGTTGTTTGCCACACCTCTAATACCATACGGTAAATCTGATATAGTACGACCAAGTTCTGTAAGTGTAGCTCCAGCAAGACCAGCATTTGTAGTCATACTTTCTCTACCACTTAAAGTTTGATTAAATTGTTTGTTGGCTAATGTTGCTTTTTTAAGCTCTGAATCAAACTTTTTAACAGAAGTTGTAACACCATCTATTTTACGAATAGCACCTTTCTCTGTAAACTCTATAGAGAATATTATTCTATTTTCCTGTGTTGTAGCCATATCTATTGCGTTTAATGCTTTCTTTCATTTCCTTTAATGTAGTAGGAGACTTGTATCTTCCCTTTGCTACATCTATATAATAACTAACTCCGTAAAAGTTATCTGTCTTTAATGCTTCTATTAATACTTTTATCATTATTCGTCTGTTTGGTCTGCTGTTATTAATGCACTATCTACATATATGTCTGTTGCATCTACTGTTAATGTTCCTGTTACAGGAGTAGGTGTTGGTGCTGAACCTTCTGAACAAGATGAGTTGTAAACTAAATTATTTTCACCACCCATATATCCGTGATTATAACATTCGTAGCTTATAGTTCCAAAATCACCACTAACTGTTACTGTTACATCACCAGAGTAATAAGCATAAGTATTTCCATCTAATCCTGTTTTTGAACCAGCATTAGTTACACCTGTATATGTTATATTATTTTCTTTACCAAAATTATGAAAAGCTATAGGATGACCAGTTGGTACATTTTCAAATACATAAATCCCTTCACCTATTTGATAAGTTCCGTATTTATTATCAAAAACATATTGATTTCCAGAAGAAGTCACCTCTACATTGACATCTATATAATCTGGTAAACAATAGTAAGACTTAATAGAATAATATCTTTGTAACTCAAATTGTGCCTTACCAGATACAATATCTATATTAGCTTTGTTAATTGTGTAAGTTTTACCAGATATTCTTATTTTATCAGCAAGAGAAAATTTAGACAAGAAAGCATTTGTTAAATTTGCTTTTACTTTTGTTATTCTTGACCTTGAGTCAAATAAATGCGTTATATAATTCTTGTAATACAAGTTAAACAAATTACTTTGATTTGATTGAACATTGTCATAAGCATCATATTCATTTAACTCCTCTCCAAAATGATTTGTAGTTGCTGTAGTTGGATGTGCTTGATTTAAAGGTATAAAGTAACTTGTGGGTGCTGGGTCAACACTTGTAGCACCTGTTGGGTTTGTATATATGTAAGGAATTGAAGGTCCACTTGCTATTCTATAAGGATAAAACAAAAGAGGTTTTCCGTAATGTGGATTGTATTTTTCCTGTTTATTATCAAGATAATTATTTGACCCATTTATCGTTTGACCACTTCTGCTACTACCACTTCTTTTAATGCTATATCCTACTTGTATGCCTGTAACAGTATCTGTGTTTTCATCCTTCAACCTTTCAAACTTCATATGAGCAAAAGGAGGTATAATCTCATATTTTTTTTCTACTCTTGCTTTTTCAACTCCCCAAAACTCACCACCCCATTCTAATTCTGATGAAGATTTGTGTTGCTCTGCAAG